ACCTCTCATAGGCATGAGTTGTGCTTTAGCGATAGCTTGGGAGTATGTATTAAAACAATTTATTATGTTTATACTGGCAGCATTTAGTATTGAACATCAACCACTTCCTGAACTGGACATGGCGACTTTGTTTCCTCTTGTCACAGCTTTGCTCGGGATGGCTGGTCTCCGCAGTTTTGAGAAAAGTAAACAGATTACAAAGTAATGGAATGTTTTTGCATATGTAAGAAATGTAATTGTCCTTGTGATTGCAAGGAAACTTGTATGTGCGATTGTTATAACTCAGAAAATAATAGTCAAGAATAGTATAGAGGTACTTATGTCAGATATAATTAAAGAAGCTTTAAAAGAAAGAATAAAAGAACATGAAGGTTACAGATTAGACACCTACATAGACACATTAGGATTTAAAACAGGTGGCTATGGTCATAAGATGTTGCCCGGTGAAGAACCACCAAGAGATAAAGAAGGTTGGGATAAAATATTTGAACAGGATTTTGATAAGGCATGGAACCTTATGGAAAAACTATGTATAGAAAATGAATTAGATTTACCTATTAAAGCAAAAGGTATTATCTGTGAAATGATTTTTCAGATGGGCTATGGTGGTGTATCGAAGTTTAAAAACATGATTAAGTATTTAAAAGAAGGTAACTTTCCTGATGCAGCGAATGAGATGTTGCGTTCACAATGGTATCGTCAAACACCCAATCGTGCAAGAGCATTGAGTATGGAAATGAGAGACATCTAACTCATTGCTATAGTATTTTTAATCCTGTCGTGTAACTCTTCATAAATAGATAAAGTATCGTAAATAATAGAAGATAAAAGTACGGAGTTTTCATAGTCAGGAAATTTCTTTTTAAATGTGTCTATTAAATCAGCAGGTTTAATATAGTCTAAATCTAGTTTAATCTCCCCTGCTTTATCCAAGTTAACGTAAATAGTAGCTAGATTACTACTTACTTTGTTTTTTTGAGATGAAGTCTGCATTAACTTTTTCATCAAGTTCCCTCAATTGACCTAATATCTCTATCATTTTTATTACTTCACCGTAGGGTCTAGTAAACAAGTACCGTAACAGTACCTGTATTTGTTCTCCGTTAATTATATAGTTCTTCATATAAGCCTCCTAATTTTTAGCTAATTCCTCTATCCCTATCTCTTGTTCAAATTTCACTAAGTAATCCATATACCACTTAGCTTTTTGTAAATCCTCAACTCCATTCTTTTGTCTGTGTCTAGATAAATATTTCCAAATCTGTCCTTTTAAATAACCACGAAACTCATCATCAGTTAACTGAGAGCGTATGGCTTCTATTGTTTCTATGGCTTTTAACTTATAGTAATTTGGATTAATATTATCCATTCTGTATGTTCTCCAACACAAATAATTCTTTCAAAGGTACTAAAACAAATTTAGATTTCTTATGGTCACCACCATAAACATTTTTATTCTTATATTTCTTAACAAGTTTCTTAACAGTGCTTACTTTAAATACTAAAGTACAGTACTCATCATCACCGTCTGTTAAGATGTGCATCCAATAATCAGCTTCGGTAACTGATATCCCACTTGGCTTATTGTAACATTCAATTTCAATAGCAATGTTACCTGTCTTTTGCCACCAATCCCTCTCAGATTTAATTTCAAATTTCTTTTTGAAAAACATATCGTGAAGTTTCTTTTCACGCATTTTCCCATACTGTAAATCCAAATCAAATTTCTTTCTGATAGAATTATCATCAGAGTTATTGAAGTTATCTTTACTCATTAGTTTAATTTACCGCTATCATTTTTAAACTTCAAGTACTCTAATATATCTATGATATTAGTATCATCATGAGAACCATTTGCTTTCACAACAGGTTTCTCTGTTTCTAATAATTTATCTTCTTCTTCTATAGCTTCTAATCCTAAATCATAAACATAGGCAGGGTCTGTTAATGCCATTCGCATCATTCCCATCGCTATAATTTCACATATTTCTTCATCATCTGAAGGGTTTTTATTCTTTTTTATACTACACATAAAAGAACCTTTTTTATTAGGTACGGGTGTAACAAATACTACTGGTCCTCTTTTAGCTAATTCATCACTACTACTCATCTGCTATCTCCTTTGGATTTACTATTTTAGTATACCAAAACCACCTAGGTGACTTGGCTTTTGATTGTTGTTGTGGAAGATACTGTAAATCATCGCCCCAACAAGGCTTCTTATAAGGACAGAAAGAGCAGATACTACTTAGTACTCTATTGCCTGTGCTTACTTTGTTAAATGTTTCAGGCACATCCTCAAAACATTTTTCAAAAGGTTTATCATTAACTAATGCATCAATATTATCTGCTGCAGTTTTTAATGCTTTAACTTTATAATCTTCTGTATAGGTAGGTGTTTCTACAATCTGCCATTCCCCTGTAGATTTATTAATAACAATCCAACCACCAAAAGGTTTACCTGAAGAATCAGAATATAAAGAACCTTGAACTACATATCCAAAGCTATCATCTTCTTCTACATTATTAAATCCTTTTGCAAATTTATTATCATAAGCATAAGGAGAGGCACTTTTAATATCAAAAATTTTATCATTAATTTCTACATCATAAGTACCTTTAATCTTAACACCTGAAATTTCATTATGAACTTCTTGTTGTTCGGATTGGATTTTAATACCTGCTGCTTTCATAATAGCAATGGCAGAAGCTTCGATTAAATCACCGAATAGAACTCTCATTTTAAAATTGTAAGGGGGTTCTTCAGAAGAGATATTTTGTTTTTCCATTTGTAATTGGCATAATGGTTTACCAATACTGGACATTCTTATTGAAAAGTTAGTATCTCTTTCGTCTGTAAATTGTTTTCTAAATGCTTGTTTACAAGCTTCACCAAATTCCTCAATAATATTATCAGGGATGTCAACCCGCTCTTTTCCTGAACGGGCTAACAATTCTTGTATTTTTATTAAAAGTATATTCACTACTGTGCTAACTGCTCAATAATTCTAGCATCGTTACCATCTGAAGCTGATTGTTCTGTAGCTTTAGAATGTTGTGTGCTTACACTTTTATTTTCAGAGTTAATTAAGGTTAAGAAACTTTCTAAAGTTCTTTCATCCTCTGCAGTAAAAGGTAACTCTGTATCTTTATTTATCTTATACGTAGAAACAAAGAACCTTACAGCACCTGCTTTTCTTTTCTCTGTACCTAAAGTTAAAGTAAATTTAAACATAGGTTTGTTGAGATTAGTTAAGCCTGTAAAAGCTTCATTAGCAATGTTGTAATTAGTTCCAGTATTACGCCATAAGACAGGGAAGTTTTCGATATCTACATCTTCACCTTTTGCATTTTTACCTTTGAAAGATACTGTACCATAAGTCATCTTATAGCATTTAATATTTTTCTGAAGGTCTTGTTCTGCAGTAGTAAGATTTGCTCTTTGAGCCTCAGGAAGTTTACCACATCGTGTGCCACCTGAAGTATCAATGATATCTTCTTTCCAGTTTCTAAAGATAACTGAACGAGAAGTATATTTCTTCTCGGCAGGATTATAAGCCATATACTGATAAGCAGTATAGAATGGTCTGAACTCTACAGTTTCACCATAAATATTTTGTTCTAATTCAGGGTGATACACGTAGTAATGACCCGTAGGTAATCTATTACCCTCATCATCCTCTGCATCTCTGTTGATTTGTAGTCGAGATAATAGTGGTCTATTAGTATCGACTGTTTGACCGATTGCTGCCATAATTTGAGCATCGGACATTTGTTTTACTGATATATCGTTTGTCATCATTAAATGAACTCCTTATATAGTTGTGGATAAGTTACACTTTTATTTCAGTCATGTCAAGCCAATCAGCACCTATTTTTATTTCTATATCTAGAGGTACATTAAAATCAATATTATACATTGATTTCATTGACTCTTTTACTCCACGTGTTGCTTTGGATAAAATTTCAGCCATGACTTCTTCTTCACCGGGGTGAACATCTGCAACAATACTGTCGTGAATAGTATTGATGAGAAGACTTTTTACCTTCTTTTGTTTCATTAATTCGTAGGCATTGATACAAGCTAATGGAACAATATCAGCAGTAGCAAATCCTTGAACAGGATAGTTTTTTATTTGGGTAGAATAATTAGAACTACCCCAAGGCATCCTCTTCGCATCAGGAAATGAAAACTGCCTACCTGTCGGTAAGGTAATCATTTTAGTGGCGATTGCATCATACTCTAATTTATCATGCCACTCTTTAATCTGTTTATATTTATTTAAGAACTCAGTGTAATATTTTTTTTCATCATCCGTACCACTGACTCCACCATACAAAGGTTTAAAGGTATGAGCCTTTGCATCTTGTCGGGATACTCCAATGATGTCGGCAGTAAACTGATGAACATCCACACCATCTTCAATATCTTTCATTCCTTGCTTGTCCTGAGCAAGAAAGACTGCAGTTCTAAATTCTAACTGTGCAAAGTCTACTTCCATAATCTTACCATTCTTAAATCGTGACTTAATAACTTTCCTAATAGGAAATGTTTTAGCACGTGGTTGATTTTGAAAGTTAGGTTCTCTACTAGATAATCTTCCAGTTGATGTAGCAGTCTGCATAAATCTAGGATGTAGAATAGAGTTCCAACCTACAAAGTTTTCAATACCTTCTACAAATGTTTTTAAATAAGTTTCTATTGCACCATATCGTGTAACTGTATCTACAAAATCTACAATTCCATTCTTACTATATTTAGCAATCGTCATTAAAGTTATTTTATCAGTTTTAAATCCACCACTAGAAACAAAGCTAACTAATTTACTAGCAGTATCTTTGGAGTCTCTAGAAAAGTTTTCAACAATACTTTTCAGATTAACTTTAAATCCTGCTACTTCTTTTAAGCTATGATAAATTAATCCTTCACCATTACAGCTTTCACAATTAGTTAGATTTTTAAAGGGGCTACCATCTACTTTAATCTTTCTAACTTTACCATTACCATAACAAGCACGACATCTTTCCGAACGAGTTTTATGTAAAGGCTTTGTATATTTTTTTACATAATTATTAAATTCACCAATAGTAAGTTTAGGTCTTCGTTTTATTTTATTAGTATCTTTGTTAATACCTATGTTAAATACTTCAGCCCATTTCTTTTTATCTGTAACCTTTAATCCATAAATTAACCAAGATAATTGTTCACCACTACTAGGCTCTATTTTAGTATCACCCATCATGTCCCAAATAGTATTATCTATCTTTACTCTTAATTGTTTATGCTCTTTTTCAAACTCTTCTTTCACATCTTGTAATTTAGTTTTATCAATATAGATACCATTCATCTCCATATTAGTTAATACAGATGTAAACTTATTCATCATCTTAACTGTTTGAAATAAAGATTTATTTAAAGGTTTATTTAAATCAGAAACCTGAGCATTAAATAATTGCCTAGTACATTCCACATCTCTTCTACCATAGAACTCTATATCCTTGGGCATGATATCTTTAAAAGTCATTCCTTGACTTCTATAAGTATCAATAATGGAAGATGCTTTTTTTATTAATCCTCTTCTTACACAACATTCAGCTAAAGATATTTTATTCTTAACACCTCTGTGTAAGACATATTCAGCAATCATAGTATCAAAGATATTACCATTGTAAGTAAATCCACAAGAGTATAACCATGATAAATCAAATTTAATATTGTGACCCACTAATACATCTGTCTTATCTAAGATATCCTGAACTATTTTTTTATTCTTTTTTAAATCAATATCAGGTAAGTCAGGATGCCAAAAAAATAAATACTCCTCATCAATACCTAAACTAATTAATTTATTATCAGGATAATATGGATTAGGACTTCCATTATATCCTTCTTCTGTAGTCTCTACGTCAAATACTGTTATCTTTGTCATTATTCTATGTACCTCGATTTACTTGGGACAAGTATAGTATGTATAATACCATGCCATCCATTTATTTTATTTTTTAATATGTTTAAGCTTCTTGAATTATTAGGAGTATCGCCTTCTGAATAAGCTTTACCAATACCAATAATTAAATCAGCTTCTGCTGCCTTTCCTGTTCTACTATTTTCCATCATATCAAATGATAGATTAGTTAATCCTTCTGCCTCTGCATTAGCTTGGGACATACCAATTATAGTAATTTTTCTTCTTTTAGCTATCTCTCTAGCACCTAGATAGATTGCTCTAAGTCTTTCATCACCTCTGTTATAAATACCATCAACATTAATTTTATCTAACTGGTCAATAACAACTATGTCAGGTTTATTATCCTCACAGTATTTATCGAGAGATTCTAAAGACCAGTCCACTGAATCGTGGCAAACAATATTATCACTAATCTTTGCCCACTCTTCTTTTGCTTCTTCAATATTACTTTCAATATCATATCTATGCATGTCAGACCAAGCAGATACCATTCTCATTTGAGTTCGTACTGCAGGTTCCTCATTTATAAAACAATGAACTTTTGCACCTTGGTGAGCAAAACCATTATGTCCTGCAGTTAGGCTAACCCAAAATGCAGTCTTACCTGTTTCAGGTCTAGCAAAAATAACCATTAAATTACCCTCACCTATACCGTCTACTCTATCACCTAAAGTTTTAATATTAAATTTCCATTTAGATGTAACATTAACTG